GTTTTATAACAGTAAGCGTCGGCATGGTTCTAGCGAACAGATGTCACCGACAGAATATGAAAACCAGTATTATCAACGGCTCGGAAGTGTCTAGATTATCCGTGGCGATTCAGCTTCACATCTAAGCATAGGTCTTACTCACACCTACCTTACAAATAGTCAACTCATTAGCCCGCCATCAAAAGCGGGCTTTTTTTATTTCAGGCTCAGGGAACCATCATCGACGCACTTACTTGTTAAATCGTCCCGAGAGCCTGACCCTTTACTCACAGCTCCCGCCGTTACGCGAGGAGATAGAGATGATCCGATATATGCCTGACAAAATTGCATCCGCAGTCTCGTATTGCGTGTCCGGCAGTCTTATTTGTGGAGGCGGCATTTTGCAATGGTTGCACGACCTCGACTGGAACAAGGTTGCAGTGATTGGCGGATTTCTTATCGGCATCGCCACATACCTGACCAACCTTTACTTCAAAAGACGCCAGACCAAGGCATACGAGAAGGCCCTCAAGAAGGGCTACATTACCGCTCCACCACAGGATAACTAAAATGGCATCGACCAGAGCAAAACTCAGCGCAGCTATGCTATCCCTGATCGCCGCTGGAGCATCAGCGCCTGTACTGTTCGACCAGTTCATCAGTGAGAAAGAAGGCAACGCTCTTGTGGCCGTCATGGATCCTGGTGGCGTCTGGTCGCTCTGCCATGGCGTGACAGTTATTGACGGCAAGCGTGTCGTGAAGGGCATGACCGCCACCGAGGCGCAATGCAAAAAAGTGAACGCCATTGAGCGCGACAAAGCACTTGCCTGGGTCGACAGGAACATCAAGGTTCCATTGACAGCGCCGCAAAAGGTAGGAATTGCATCGTTCTGCCCCTACAACATCGGCCCCGGAAAATGCTATCCATCCACCTTTTACCAGCGAATCAACGCCGGTGACCGTAAAGGGGCCTGTGAGGCTATCCGCTGGTGGATTAAAGACGGCGGGCGGGATTGTCGCCTGACCAAAGGCCAGAAAAATGGCTGTTACGGTCAGGTTGAGCGTCGTGATCAGGAAAGTGCGCTGGCGTGCTGGGGGATAGATCAGTGAAATTTAATCTTTTCCCAGTTGCGATTGTCATCATTGCTGTCCTGTCAGTAGCACTCGTTAAAAGTTGTTCAGATGCCAGCAGCCTGCAGAGTGATAACAACGTTCTGCGAAGTGACAACTCTTTGCAGGGACAGGTAATCGCCACCCAGGCATTCAACTTCAATCGATTCAATCAGGTTGCAGAACATGCCAATAAGCTTAACTCCCTTATCGACACCAGCACCGAAGAAACCGTAATCGAATACCGGGAGATTCTCCGTCGTGAAAAAACTTGTGATCTGCCTGTTCCTGCTGATGTCGCTGGTGGGCTGCTCAAATACGCGCACCGTTTACGTGCCAGCGCCATGCACACCGATACCAGCAGACCTGACGCAGCCGATGATAGTACCGCTGCCGCCGGCTCAATAACGTACTGCCAGGCTGTGCTCTGGATTAAGCCGCTGCTGGCCGTGATTGAGAAGGGCAATAATAACCTGGCTGGTATAAGGCAGATAGAGCTGGAAAGGAAAAACTAGGGATGGCTCATCCTTGAGCGCACGGTATTTCTGAACGACGGCTTTACCTGACATAGCAAAGCACCTTTAAATTCTAGAAAATACTCAATATTTAACAAGCGAAGCGCATCAATCGCAAAAAAAGCCCCCACGAGGGAGGGCTACCGGAGTCTCAGTTTCACATGCTCTTTTTATCGATGTTTCCCTGGAGTTGGCATTCTCCGCATCAGAGTCATAACAAGCCTGGCATCCAGCATGAGATCAACAAGCGTAAGCGTAAGGAATTAAGATTTTACTGAGGCAGAATGATTGGTGTTTGGTGCAAAGTTATCTATCTGTTCACGATATTGATGTTCAGGACCGCCAGACGAAGAAAGACATCCTGGCGCATAACAAATCGTGGCAGGTGAACTGCCAAAAGGAGAAAGTCGATTTGAAGTAGTAAAGCGGATAGACCGCCGCCGAAAGGTAATGCAGCAGTCATGATGCTGCCCCGAGTCGCGTAATGGCGAGCAGGTATAGCAGACAGTTGTGAGGGTAAGTAAGGGAACATGCTCCGGTAAAGCAGCACGAACGCCATACGCGCACCGGTTATCAGCGGCTAATAAACGACAGAGACTCAAAGGCATGAGCGTGGCCACTTCGGGTAGTGGCAGCCATTACAAAGCTCACCTGCTGGTGGCTTGATAATGGTTATAAACATAAGCAGTTTAATCAATCATATGATCATCTTACGCAATTGGATTTCTTCCTGCCCGTTGAGTTGGGCGTACTCCACTAATTGCTTAATAAGCGATTCTTTGTCATTAGACATCAAGGAAGAAACGTAAAGACCAGTTGTCCATTCAAAAACGCTCACTAAGGATAAGGGCGATTTTCTTGAGTACTGATAATTTATTGAGAAGTTATTGCAGATTCTTTTCTTTTCCATGGGGTAAATTTGTACTTAATGCAAATTATCGGCATTTATAATGCTGTAATGGTTTGAGATAAATGAGTACTTCACTTTGGGTAAAAGATACTTTAGCACCGCTAAAAATAGTAGGATTAATCTTAGATTGTTGTTGTTTTTAGCAAAATATGAATAATAAATTCAACTAAACACAACGATAACAACCGATGAAAATTCAATCTATTACAATCGCTTTTCTGGTGGCGATATCGTCACCCTCATACTCAGCCTTTCAGGAAAGGGAATACAATACCTGGTATCAGAAAGATGCAGTGCTTTACGACATTACGCAGACCTCAGAGGGATTGCCTGTCATGATAAGCATCTCTCAACCCGGGAGGGGAGCAGCAAATATGCTGGTGTCCTATATGTCCGATGGCAGTTGTGGAGATAAGAAGGAGTTGCTTAATGTGAATGGGAAGGATGTTCCTGCAACTTACAGGTGTGTATCGGTCGGGGCAAACAGGATTGAGCACTTTGCAGTTAATGATGCCGAAAAGGTCAATGAGATGGTTAACCACCTCAAGTCAGATTTCACTTTGCTGCTTCAGAACGATATCAAAGTCTGGGCTGCGAACATAAAGACGCCGAAGTATGGCATAGCACCAAGATTTTAAATCGCTATATCTAACCGCCTGAAGGCGGTTTTTTAATGGCAATAACATTGGTTATCCCCTGAAAGGGATAAAGCACTGAATATCCCTTTCAGGGGATAAATCGGCCTCGCAATTTGCGGGGCTTTTTTATGCGCATCGCACGCGCAGATCAAAGAAAGTCTTTCAGCTGTGAGCCTGGGCAAACCGTTAACTTTCGGCGGCTTTGCCGTGCGACAGGCTCACGCCTAAAAGGAAATCCCTCATGAAATATTTATCGCTGCAGCAGGCGATGCTGGGCATGCGCGTAACAATGACCGACGACGGCTTGATTCTCAAAAGACCTGCCGGTAGCGCACACTACGATTTGAAAGGTCGCCGCCATACAGTTTGGGGTGATGCTTCTTTCTTTCCTGAACATCTTCGCGTGAAAGATAAGCGCAAACCGAAAGGTGGCCAAGTCAGTTACGGCAATGGCGAAATCGTTGGCCATCGGGCTGACGGTTCTGTGGCCTGGCGAATGGGGAAAATCGAAGAGACAACAAAAAAACCTGATGCTGCATTAGGTGAGTTGTCGGCTGTTTACACTCTTCCGCGATACAAAATTGGTAGCGATATGAAGAGGCAGGAGCTGATTGCTAATGCTCTTGATGAAGCAAAGCAGAGGTCCAATGAGGTATTTGGCGGATTTCCAGCAGATAAAACAGCGGTGGTTTTCTTGGCTGATCGCTGGGTAGCTATTGAAGGAGGCTATACGCCAGATGAAATTCGCGATGCGGTGGAACACATCAAGCACAGACGTCTGACGAAGGAATTTGCTAAGGGGCTCGCAGATTTATCTCCATTTGCCATGAAGGACGGACAGGCATTTATCAAGGATGCAGTTATCCAGAAAGTTTAATTGAGCCGTACTGAAACGGACCCGCGAAAAGGGTATGCCATCGATTCTGGCATTGGTCCCGAAATTAAGACCAGCGTGAAGCTATCCCCTGAAATGGAAAAAGCGATTTCAGATGTTGTGTCCGAGGAACTGAAGAAGAGTCTTCGGCCAGGTGGCACGATATGGTCAGCGCTGTCGCGATGAGTGGACGGTTAGACGTCCAAATGGATGCAAATCAAGTTGCAATCTCTAAAATGATAATCATTATCATTAGCGGGTCCTCCCGGCAGGGTGGCCTGCCACGGGGCGGCTGGCGCGCGGAAAACGGCTAGTTTTTGCGATCTAGGGTCATCATCATCATTTATGAAGGCCTTTGATTTGTTTAAAGGCCGTTTTCGCAAGATGTCGAATCGTTTAAAAAGTGTTCACCATCATGGACCAGGAAATCGCCGCATTAAAACTGAATATCAACCAGCTTGCCGGGATAACCGGCGTACACCGTCAGACGGTTGCCGCGAGGTTGAAAAATGTCGAACCTGCGCCAGGCAGCAACAGCAAATTAAAGCTCTATCTGGTTACAGACATTCTGACCGAACTGATGATCCCCACCGTGTCGACGAATATCGACGATATGGATCCATCCGACAGGCTCGCTCACTGGAAAGCAGAGAACGAGAGGCTGAAGTTTGAACAAGATACGGGGCAGTTAATACCCGCTGATGAAGTGGCGCGTGAATTCTCATTGATGGCGAAAGCCGTCGTCATGGTACTTGAAACTCTCCCTGACATACTCGAACGCGACTGCGCATTAACGCCGACTGCGGTTTCCCGCGTACAAAACGTTATCGATGATCTGCGCGACCAGATGGCGGAGAGGGTGAAGGACGCTGAAACAGAGGAGGAAGAGCCAGAGGAGGACTGATGGCAAAGCGGGCATCCGCCAGGGGCATCCGCCGCGATGTTTCCGGTATTTTACGTGCCCCGCGTCGTATGCCGGTGGCCGATGCGGTCGGTACATATATGCGCGTGCCAATGGGGGCAGGAAACTCCGTTCCATGGGACCCGGATCTTGCACCTTATGTGATTGAGCCGATGAATTGCCTGGCCTCGCGTGAATACGATGCGGTTGTGTTTGTTGGCCCGGCGCGAACGGGTAAAACCATCGGGCTGATTGACGGATGGATTGTCTATAACATCGTCTGCGATCCGGCAGATATGCTCGTCATTCAGGTATCAGAGGAAAAGGCGCGCGAGCATTCAAAAAAACGTCTGGACCGTACTTTTCGCTGCAGCCCTGAAGTTAAAAACCTGTTAAGCCCGAGGCGTAACGATAATAACGTCTACGATCGTACATTCCGCGCCGGTAACTATCTGAAGCTCGGCTGGCCATCCGTCAATATTATGTCGTCCTCTGACTATAAAAGTGTGGCGCTGACGGATTACGACCGCTTTCCTGAAGATATCGACGGGGAGGGTGACGCTTTTTCACTGGCGTCGAAACGTACCACGACATTTATGTCCTCCGGGATGACGCTGGTTGAGAGTTCACCCGGCAGGGATATCAGAGACACAAAATGGCGGCGAACCACGCCTCATGAAGCCCCTCCAACTACCGGAATTTTATCACTCTATAACCGTGGCGACCGCCGCCGCCTTTACTGGCCATGCCCGCATTGTGCGGAGTATTTCCAGCCGGAAATGGACAATATGACCGGGTACCGCGACAGCAGCGATCCCGTGCTGGCCAGTGAAGCTGCGTTTCTACAGTGCCCGGCCTGTAAAGGCAGGATCACACCGGACATGAAGCGTGCGCTGAACATGAAATGTGTCTGGCTGAGGGATGGGCAGAGTATCGACCGTAAAGGTCAGGTAAGTGGTGATGGCCGTCGTTCCCGCATTGCCTCCTTCTGGATGGAAGGTCCGGCAGCTGCATACCAGACCTGGGCGCAGCTTATTTATAAGTACCTGACCGCCGAGCAGGAATACGAATCCACGCGCAGCGAAGAAACACTGAAAACGGTGATCAACACCGATTTCGGCAGACCCTATCTGCCGCGGGCAAGCCTGGAGCAGCGTAAAAGTGAATTGCTCGAGCAGCGTGCCGAGGATGTTCCAAAACGTTCGGTACCGGACGGCGTGCAGTTCCTCACCGCGACCGTGGACGTGCAGGCCGGGCGCGACCGGCGATTTGTAGTGCAGGTTACGGGTTACGGAAGTATGGGTGAGCGCTGGATAGTTGACCGTTACAACATACGGTATTCGCTGCGCTGTGACGGCAACGGGGAAAGCATACAGGTTGATCCGGCAAGCTATCCGGAGGACTGGGATCTTTTGCTCACTGACGTCTTTGAGAAAACGTGGCCTCTGGCATCTGACCCGTCAAAGGGCATGCGGCTTATGTCGATGGCCGTGGACTCCGGGGGCGAGGACGGTGTGACGGATAATGCCTACAAGTTCTGGCGCAGATGCCGCAGGGAGGGGCTGGGTAAGCGTATCTATCTCTTCAAAGGTGACAGTGTTCGTCGCAGCAAACTTATCCAGCGAACGTTTCCCGACAACACCGGCAGATCAACACGCCGCGCACAGGCGACCGGGGATGTGCCTCTTTATCTTCTCCAGACCGATGCCCTTAAAGACCGGGTGAACAATGCGCTGTGGCGTGATTCACCCGGCCCTGGCTATGTGCATTTCCCCGCCTGGCTGGGCAGCTGGTTCTATGACGAACTGACATATGAGGAACGCTCGAATGAAGGGAAGTGGAGTAAGCCCGGCCGGGGCGCAAACGAAGCATTCGACCTGCTCGTTTATGCAGATGCGCTCGCCATCCTTAGTGGATACGAAAAAATTAAATGGCCGTCAGCTCCTGAGTGGGCACGGCGGGAAACGTGGATCGAGGACACGCAGACGGAAACTGGCGAAGTGCCATCCCCGTCGCCTGCGCCGAAATCTAAATCAAAACCAAAACGTGAGAAGCCCGTAACTGAACAGGCTAATCCGTGGTCTTCGTCAGGAGGTTGGGTGTGAGTCCAGCTGATATTCAAAACATGATCGACCGCTACGCTGCTGCAGAGCTGTCTGTTCTGGAAGGGAAATCAATCACTTTCAACGGGCAGCAGATGACGCTCGAAAACCTGTCGGAAATCAGAAAAGGCCGTCAGGAATGGGAGCTCCGACTGGCAACGCTCAATAACAAACGCCGCGGGCGACCCGGCTACAGGCTGGCGAGGTTTGGATGAGTCTTTTAGATGATGCGATTGGCCTGTTTTCTCCAGGCTGGAAAGCCTCACGCCTGCGTGCCCGTGCAGTCATTAAGGCGTATGAGGCAGTTAAGCAAACGCGTACCCACAAAGCCCAGAAGGAAAATCGCTCAGCTGATCAGCTCAGCCAGATGGGGGCAGTTTCACTGAGGCAGCAGGCGCGCTGGCTGGACAACAACCACGATCTGGTGATCGGCGTTTTCGACAAGCTGGAAGAAAGAGTGGTGGGTGCGAAGGGCATCATAGTTGAACCTCATCCGATGCTGAGTAACGGGAAGATAGCCAAAAAGCTTGCCACTGATATCCGCAGAAAGTGGGGCGAATGGTCCGTAAGGCCCGATGTCACAACCCAGTTTACCCGGCCCATGCTTGAGCGTCTTATGCTGCGAACGTGGCTCAGGGACGGCGAGGTTTTTGCTCAGCTGGTTCGCGGTACCGGAAATGGGCTTCAGCCGGTCGCGGGTGTGCCGTTCTGGCTGGAAGCGCTGGAGCCTGATTTCGTACCGATGAACAGCGATGAAGCCACCCAGCTTAATCAGGGCGTTTTTGTCGATAACTGGGGACGGCCTAAAAAATATCAGGTCTATAAAAGTCTGCCGGTATCCGGGCGACAGTTCGATACGAAAGAGATAGATGCTGAGAACATGCTCCATCTCAAATTCACCCGCCGCCTGCACCAGACCCGCGGAACGTCTCTTTTGTCTGGCGTCCTGATGCGCCTGAGCGCGCTGAAAGAATACGAGGACTCGGAGCTTACTGCAGCAAGAATTGCTGCGGCACTCGGCATGTACATCAAAAAAGGCGACGGACAGAGTTTCGATTCAGATTCCAGCAGCGATGACCGCGAGCTGATGATTCAGCCTGGTATGCTCTATGACGAACTGCAGGCCGGGGAAGAAATCGGGATGATTAAATCCGATCGCCCGAACCCTAACCTCGAGTCGTTTCGTAACGGACAGCTGCGGGCGGTATCTGCGGGCAGTCGCCTCAGTTTTTCCAGTACATCCAGAAACTACAACGGCACATACAGTGCCCAGCGGCAGGAGCTTGTCGAGTCAACCGACGGATATCTGATTCTGCAGGACTGGTTCATCGGTTCAGTGACCCGGCCAATGTACCGGGCCTGGCTGAAGATGGCTATTGCTGCCGGAGAAATCAAGCTGCCGAGAGGCATCGATATGGACACGCTGTATAACGCGGTTTATTCGGGACCCGTTATGCCGTGGATTGATCCCGTTAAAGAAGCCAATGCCTGGAAAACGCAAATCCGCGGCGGTGCGGCAACCGAATCCGACTGGATCCGTGCCAGCGGTCGCAACCCGGATGATGTTAAGTCACGCCGTAAAGCGGAGGTTGACGAGAACCGAGAACAGGGCCTGGTGTTTGACACCGACCCCGCCAATGATAAAGGAGGCACCAGTGCCGAAGCCAAAGAACCGGGCGCGCCACCGTCCGAAAGCCAGCGCAAAAAGTAATTCGTGGTTCCGCATGCAGGCCAGCAATAACAGCGAGGCCGACATTTTTATTTATGACGAAATCGGGTACTGGGGCGTAACGGCGAAACAGTTCGTCAATGATCTCCGGGCACTTGGTGACATCACCCACATCAACCTTCACATCAACTCACCCGGTGGTGATGTCTTCGACGGTATTGCTATCTATAACGCGCTGAAGCACCACGGTGCGGCGATTACCGTTCATATCGACGGTCTGGCGGCCTCCATGGCCTCGGTGATCGCGATGGTAGGCAATCCGGTCATCATGCCTGAAAACACGATGATGATGATCCATAAGCCCTGGGGGTTTGCTGGTGGTGATGCGACTGATATGCGCGACTATGCGGATCTTCTCGACAAGGTTGAATCCGTTCTTATCCCGGCTTACGCGCAGAAAACCGGGAAATCCACCGAAGAAATTGCGGCAATGCTGGAAGACGAAACCTGGATGAGCGGCAGCGAATGCCTTGAACTGGGTTTTGCCGACCAGGTGACCCCATCCCTGCAGGCTATGGCCTGTATCCATTCAAAACGTATTGAGGAATTTGAAAAAATGCCAAAAAGCATTCGCAACATGATCACCCCGCCGCGCAATACTACCCAGCGTGACCCGGTTATTACCCAGCCTCAGGCACCGCAGGCAAAAACTGACCCGGCGCCGGATGAAAATGCGATCCGCGCGCAGGTACTGGCTGAGCAGAAAGCCCGTGTTAACGCCATCGGTGATCTCTTTGCCATGTTCGGTAATAAACACACGGAACTGCAAAATCAGTGCGTGGCCGACCCTGATTGTTCCGTTGATAAGGCGAAAGATTTGCTGCTGGCAGAGCTCGGTAAAACGGCCACGCCATCCAACAAAACCACACAACAGCATATTTATGCGGGCAACGGTAATTTCGTTGCGGATGGTATTCGCCAGGCGCTGATGGCGCGTGCCGGTTTTGAAGGCCAGGAGCGGGATAACGTTTATAACGGTATGACGCTGCGCGAGTATGCGCGCATGGCCCTGACAGAAAAAGGTATCGGTGTATCCAGCTACAATCCGATGCAGATGGTTGGCCTCGCGCTGACGCACAGCACCTCTGACTTTGGCAATATTCTGCTGGATGTGGCGAACAAAGCGCTGCTTCAGGGCTGGGAAGAATCCCAGGAAACCTTCGAACTGTGGACCAAAAAAGGCCAGCTGTCAGACTTCAAAACGGCGCATCGTGTCGGTATGGGTGGTTTCCCTTCTCTGCGACAGGTTCGCGAGGGGGCGGAGTACAAGTACGTCACTACCAGTGATAAAGGCGAAACCATCGCGCTTGCCACTTATGGTGAAATTTTCTCTGTTACCCGCCAGGCGATCATTAACGACGATCTGAACCAGCTCACCGACGTGCCGATGAAGATGGGGCGTGCGGCGAAGGCAACGATTGGCGATCTGGTCTACGCCATCCTGACCAAGAACCCGAAACTTTCCGACGGCAAGGCGCTGTTCCATGCCGATCACAAGAACCTGAGTGCGGGAGCAATTTCCGTTGCCAGCCTGGACGAATCGCGCAAGCTGATGCGCCTGCAGAAGGAAGGGGAGCGTACCCTGAATATCCGTCCGGCCTTCATGCTTGTACCTGTAGCTCTGGAAACCCTGGCGAATCAGACTATCAAGTCAGCCAGTGTTAAAGGTGCTGATATTAATGCCGGCATCGTAAACCCGATCCAGAACTTTGCAGAGGTCATCGCTGAACCACGTCTGGATGAAGCGGATGCGAAAGCCTGGTATCTGGCCGCCGCGAAGGGCACCGACACCATCGAGGTTGCTTATCTCAACGGTGTCGATACGCCTTACATCGATCAGCAGGAAGGCTTCACCACTGATGGCATCGCAACGAAAGTGCGTATTGATGCCGGTGTGGCGCCGCTGGACTATCGCGGCATGACCAAATCCACTGGTCAATAAAAAACAGTCCTGACAATCAGACGCCCGTAAGGGCTTTTTTTATACCTGAAACCAGCCCCGTAAGGGGCTGAATGGAGAAGTTATGGCTAAGAACTACGCGCAGGACGGGAAAACAATCCCTCTGGTAAACAGCGGTGCAACCGATATTCAGAGCGGCGACCCGGTTGTTGTTGGAAAACTTATCGCGGTGGCAATTACTGATATTCCGGCTGGCATCACCGGGGATGGTTTTGCTGAAGGTGTATTCCTTCTGCCAAAAGTCTCCGCCGACGCGGTGACTGCCGGGGCGCAGGTGTATCTCAAGGACGGCAAAATCCAGACCGATGAAACGGATGCTGTTGCCGCAGGCATCGCCTGGGAAGATGCACCGGCAAACACCACCGTTGTTGAAGTGAAGATTAATGTCTAATCCCTTTGACCGGATGGCGGCTCGCATGGACGCGGCCACCATAAAAAAGATGGGGAAAACGGCTCTTATTAACGGAATTACATATGACGTTATCTCTGCTGAGTTGCTTGAAGAGATGGGGCCGTTATCAGGGAATTTACGGTCTCTGGTGGTATTCAGTGGAGAATATACCCCGCGGCGAAACGATGAAGTGGTCTGGGAAGGCAAAAACTGGACCGTCACACGTCACGAACTGTTTAACGGGAAACCTCGTATCTTCATTGAGTAGGAGGGGCTATGTCGATCAAAGGCCTCGAGCAGGCTATCGCAAACCTCAACAGCATCAGCAAAACGGCCGTACCACGTGCCTCTGCCCAGTCGGTTAACCGTATTGCCGGGCAGGCCATCAACCGAAGCGTTTCTGTCGTTTCGAAATCGACTCGAGTACCTCGAAAACTGGTTAAGCAACGTGCCCGGTTACGGCGGGCTACCGTCAGTAAACCACGCGCACTTATTCGGGTGAACCGGGGAAATCTCCCCGCCATAAAACTCGGTCCCGCCAGTGTTCGTTTGTCCCGCAGGAAACGGGATAAGTCGGGTGCAAACAGTGTGCTCAGAATAGGCCCGTTTCGTTTTCCAGGCGCTTTTATCCAGCAACTGGCAAATGGTCGATGGCATGTGCTGCGACGCACCACAAAGAACCGTTACCCCATTGAAGTGGTCAGCATTCCCCTGGCTGTTCCCCTTACAGAGGCCTTCCGTGCGGAGCTACCCCGGCTTATGGACGAAAACATGCCAGCAGTTATGCGCCAGAATCTGCAAAACCAACTGAGGTTGATACTCAAACGATGAAACACCCGCAGATACGCGCCGCCGTTCTGACGGCCCTGAAACGCGGTATTACAGAGCAAATAACCTGGTTCGACGGCCGTCCGGGATTTCTGGAAGAAGATGATCTGCCTGCTGTAGCCGTCTATCTGACAGACGCGAGAGCTTCAGAAGATAGCGTGGATGAAGATATGTGGACTGCACTGCTGCATATCGAGGTCTTTTTGAAGGCAAAAGAGACCGATTCCGCTCTGGATGCCTGGATGGAAGAAAAAGTGTACCCCGCTCTGGCTGATATCCCAGAATTGCTGCCCCTGATCGAACTGATGAATGCAAATGGCTATGACTATCAGCGAGATGAGGAAGTGATGATGTGGGGATCAGCCGATCTCAGTTATTCAATCAGCTATGTAATGTGAGGATCCTATGGCCACACCAAACCCGCTGGCGCCAACAAAAGGTGCCGGTACCACTCTCTGGGTTTACACCGGAACCGGTGACCCCTATGCCAATCCGCTTTCAGACGTTGACTGGTTGCGCCTCGCAAAGATTAAAGACCTGCAGCCCGGTGAACTGACGGCTGAATCTGAAGATGACACCTACATCGATGATGAGAATGCCGACTGGACATCAACGATGCAGGGGCAGAAATCAGCCGGTGAAACCAACCTGACGCTCGCGTGGATGCCTGGAGATTCCGGTCAGCAGGACCTGGTGAACTGGTTCGATGAGGGCACCGTGAGGGGATATAAAATCAAATACCCAAATGGTGTTGTCGATGTGTTTAAGGGCTGGGTGAGCAGCCTCGGTAAAACCATTACCTCCAAAGAGGTCATGACCCGCACGGCCAAAATCACAAACAACGGCAAACCATCGCTGGCAGAGAACAGCGGTACCGCGCCGATTGCTGTCACGGGGATCAGTCTGGATAAATCTACTGCAGCTGTCGCGGTCGCAGCCACAACGCAACTGGTGGTTTCTGTCCTGCCGGCCAGTGCGTCAGATAAATCCTTCCGCGTAGCCAGCTCTGATCCTTCAAAAGCAACGGTCACCGTTAACGGCAATACCCTGACTGTCACCGGCGTGGCGGCGGGCACCGTAGAAATCATCGTTATGAGCAATGACGGTAACTTTGTGGCGATCTGCAAAGTCACTGTTTCCTGATAACCGGGGCGTGAGCCCCGTTCCCACCCGGAGTAATTATGTTTCTAAAGAGCGAACTGCTGGAAAGTAACGGCAGCAGCGTCACATTATTCCAGCTTTCGGCGCTTCAGCGTATTGAATACCTCGAATACCTGAAGCAGCTGGAGGCAGTTGAAGCTGGCGATTTTCAGGCGGCCATCACCCTCACCGTAAAAAGTGGGGCGTTCCTCGTGGCGATGTCACTCTGGCACGGCCACGAACTGAAAGGCTCCCAGGGAGAAAATACGGCGGCAGAAGTGGCAAAGATTCAGGATGAGGTCATGCAGTCATGGCCGACCGAACTGGTTGCCGAAGCGGAATATAAGGTGAAACTCCTGTCCGGGATGATTGCGCCGGTAACTGATGACCAGGCAGCTTCCGGCGAAGAAAGTTATGAACCCGCTGAACCCGTTACTGCGGAAAAGTCCTCGCCAGTGAGCTGAAATTTGCCATGAAACTGGCGCGTGAGTTCGGTCGCCCGGACTGGCGTGCCATGCTTGCTGGCATGTCCTCAACGGAGTACGGCGACTGGAAAATCTTCTATCAGGACAATTACTTTCATGATGCGCAGCTGGACGCTCACTTCTCCGGCTTGCTCTACACCATCTCAACCCTGTTTTTTGCCGATCCGGAGTTAACCCCGGACAGTTTCAGCATTCTTAATACTGCACCGGAACCCATCGACATTGATGAACCGGATGACAATACGCTGATGGCGAAGGCTGCAGGTATTTCAGGAGGCGTGCGCTATGGCCCAGACGGCAGTCGGTGATCTGGTCGTTAACCTTGACGTTAACTCGACAAAATTCAACGAGCAGCTCAGCTACGTCAAAAAAGAATTAAAACAGACCGGCAGTGCGGCAAACGACGAAGCGTTACGTATCCAGCAGTCCTTCAGCCGCCAGGAGAACGCCGCGCGTAAGGCCGGTATTTCAGTGGGTCAGTATAACGCCGCAATGCGTATGCTCCCGGCGCAGTTTACCGATGTGGCCACGCAGCTGGCAGGTGGGCAGAACCCCTGGCTGATTCTGCTTCAGCAGGGCGGTCAGGTTAAGGACTCCTTTGGCGGGATCATCCCGACATTCCGGGCGTTGATTGGGACGGTTTCCCCGTTGATGGTCGGGATTGGTGCATTGTCCGTTGCAACGGGCGCGTTGTTCTATGCCTGGTACCAGGGCTCTTCCACCCTGTCTGATTTCAACAAAACGCTGGTGCTGTCGGGGAACACAGCCGGACTGACTGCAGATCGCATGCTGGCGCTGGCGCGGAACGGGCAGACTGCTGGACTGACCTTCAACCAGACCAGTGAAGCGCTGACCGAGCTTATCAACGCGGGTGTGCGTGCTGGCTCGCGCTTTGATGACATGAGCCAGGCGGTGGCGCGGTTTACCGATGCCTCCGGCGTGCCGGTGGAAAAGGTAGCAGCAGCCTATGGCAAGCTCGCAACTGACCCGACATCGGGCCTGATCGCGATGGCCCAGCAGTTCCATAACGTTACCGCTGAACAGATTGCCCATGTGGCGCAGCTGCAGCGTGCCGGTGATGAGGCTGGCGCACTGCAGGCAGCTAACGAGGCTGCTACAGCCGGATTCAACGATCAGACCAAAGCCATCCGCGACAATATGGGGACGATTGAATCTTCAGCGGACTCCCTGAAGCGCGCCTTCAAGTCGATGTGGGATGCAGCCCTCGATATTGGCCGACCTGACACCGCGCAGGAGATGGTGGCAAAAGCCGAAGCCGCGTTCAAAAAAGCCGATGAAATCTGGAACCTGCGTAAAGGTGACCGATATGTCAATGATGAGGCCCGCGCCCGATTCTGGAATGACCGCGAAACGGCCAGGCTGGCGCTGGACATGGCGCAGCAGCAGGCGGGAATTGCCAAGGCGAATGAAGAGAATGCATCGCGTGAAGCGGCAGCGGAATCGGATCGCCAGAAGTATGCTGCGCAGGCTCAGGCAAACTATGCCAAAACGCAGACGGCACTGGAGAAATACACGGCCAGGCAGAGCGAGCTCAACAAGGCGCTGAAAGAGGGGCGGATCCTCCAGGCTGACTACAACATCAACCTGGCTGCCGCGAAAAAAGAGTACGAAGACACCCTTAAAAAGCCGAAGAAGACCCCGGCAATCAGAACCCCCGTAGGTGCCCGTGCCACCGATACGGCCAGCGCCCAGACGCTGGAGCTGCAGGCACAGCTGCGCACCCTGCAGGAGCATAAGAGCATCAATGACACCATCAGCCAGCAGCGTCAGGAGCTGTGGCGTCAGCAGTCCCGCTTTACGGTTCTGGAAGAGGCCGCGAA